TGCTGATATTCTCTGTGACGCTGGTACTGTTTTTCACATACAAGAATGTATCTTTGTAGAAATAGTTGTCAAAGACTATGTCACCCACATTATTGATATTGAGGAACTTGAGACTGAATCCTAGAATTGTGTCTGTAATAGAAGTGCCACCCAGAGCGTAACCAAATAGTTTTGATCCTGCAAATGTGGTACTGGGGTAGACAACATTGTCGCCGTAACTCACACCGTTGGCATCGTACACATCAAACAAAGGTGCTTGATTGACGCTGGTTTTCTGCTGAGCCAGTACCCATTCAACACCATTGAACCAAAAACTCTTGCCTTGCAGGGTGTTACCACTCAAACATACCACTGTCTGATCGATCAAGGCTTCGCCGTTGGTGACTTCTACCAAATTGATGATCTTCTGTGTGCTGCTGTCGTCAGGTACAATAAATTGCACTTCGTAAATTCTGTTCCTTACTTGGAGATCGAGGTCTGCTGCAAAAATCACTCGAGAACCTTGTATGAATGTGTATCCATCCACACCATAACCGGCTTGGCCATTGATGTTGCTGAGAGCATCAGTCTCTGCGAAATCTATCACATCAACTGGTTGTTTGCCTTGTGTGCCAAAGTTGTAGAGTTTAAGATCTGCGCGGAATTCAATGATGGGTCGTTTAGCTCTGCGATTATTGTCCAACACCGGGGTTATATTATTGAGCTCGGCACTGTAGTTGATGACATCCACATGGAACCAACGATTGCTTCGCGTCCAAGCATTCTTGTCGCGGCTGGCACGATTGATGGTGAGGTAATCTGGAACTTCCGGAGCATTCAGCGCTGCATCGTACGGTGTGCTGTCATAACTGGTGCTGTCATAGGGTATAGTTTCACTCTCGGTGTAGGTTTCTGGTGTAACAAAATCCGACACCGGTATCAGACGGATACCATTGCCTTGGGTAGCACCAAACACACTGGTGTTGGGCAAAGGTGCGCCTTCGGGTCCGCCTGCTCCATAGTTGACTAAACTTTCTTCCACTGTGTCATAGATGTATTGCATGAAAACAGTTTCGTCATGCAAAGTACCAGTCATCTTTTGACCTTGATACACATGGAACGGACCAAAGTAGGCTTCGCCATCGATAAATCCCACCCTGGCATCTAGGCCAAGACCGGTGCCCACACCTTCCACATAGTATTCAAGATTTTGAAACTGTGCTGGCTCTGTGAGACCGCGGAACTGCACTTTGAGACCATTTGTAAACACCACTCCATTGGGTGCAGTATAATTTTGTGCCCCAATGATGTCGTCGATCATGATGGGATTGTTATCGCTTTGATCCAGCAATCTTATTTCGCCAAATATCGCCGGATCATTGGCGTCTTGATAGTAAAGAGTGTTTAGCGGAGCAGTCAGCAACGGAATCTGTTGGAAATATCCAAATACATCCTTGTACCATCCTGTGCTGCTGTACTGTGTGCCAAAATTGATGGTAAATTTTTCAAGACTGGCGACTTCTTGGATGCTGCTCAGCACCATATAGAACTCACCATCGTTGTCGGCAACGTAATTGATCTGCCAGATTGAATAGCGTTGAGCTAGTGTGTTGATGTCTGTGGTCTGATCAAAAGGCAAACTATCATAGCTGCCAGGTAAACCATTGTTGGTCGATACCTGTTCCAACGGATCAAATTGAGTAGTGATTTGCCAGCCGCCGGCTTGTGGATCGTTAGTGGGATTAGTGAATACTATAGTACGACCATTAAGGTTAGTGATGCCATCTATACCATTAGGGAACGCATCCAAGAATTCTGACACATAGACATTGTTGAGATCGGTAAATTTGAGAGTGGGTCCTCCCAATAGATCTACTGTACCAATGCTGGTAAGAGTGAAGTAGAAATCTTGTGCAGTAGCCAATGGCACATTGAATGTCACTGTGCCTTGATCATCACCATTGTTACTGACTCCCAAGACATCTCTGCTGCTGATATTGGGAGTAGCTGGCATAGTCCCGCTCACTCCAGGTGCAGCTTGTATCCAAAATCCGTTACCAGTTTGATTGACATCAAAAGTGTAAGAGCCACCACGAACTAAAGTAAGAACAGGGTTTTTACCGCTATAGCCAGTGAATTCGTACCCAGGCACCATGCCAGTCACTCTAGTGACGTCGAAGCTGTCAGTGGTAGGTACTGAGGTAGTGGCCACATCCACTGGATCCACTCCTTGTGGAAGCCAATAGTACTGACTATAATTGTTGAACTTGTCAAGATCGCAGAATGGATCCCAAGTATAATATTCGCTCTGCCACAAACGATCTTGACGCTCAGTATTGGCCCCTGACACATCTAACGCATCGATCATGCCAGGATAGGTGATAGCATCTTCGGGAGTATTGGTATCAGGTCGGAAAAATATCACACCGGGTTCCAACTGATAATCGCTGCGAACTGCCGATGGTTCAGTCACATAATTATCATTGGGATTGACGCCCGGGCCTACTCGACGACCTACAAAACCTTGAGTTTTTTTCAGTATAGGTTCTTGCGTGAGTTGGTCTAGTGTGGCTGACAAGAATTTCTTATTAGTGTCAGTCTGAAATATTTCCGGTAATAGGTCTACAGTTCTAATCTTGGCCATCAATATTCACCTGTTTGGCTGAGTGTATTTTGTGTGGGGTACAATCCCGATACTGAAGTCTGTGTACGAAGATTGCTTTGTGTCAGCGCATCGATCACTTCTACATCGGCTACTGTGGCTGCACTGGCAAAGATCTCGTTAGGGGCGCAACGGATTTCATAGAGATCTCCAAAGGTCTTGAGCGGGTTGAGTGGTACCAACACCACCGAACTGATGATAGAACCCAACTGTTGGTGTAGATAAGCGGCCAGCTCAGAAAAGAAGAAACTGTCACCAAAATCCCATTTGTCCACAGTGAAGTAATCATTGACTTTTGCTATCACCTGGCTCTTGATCTCTGAGATGCTGGCTGTAGTCTTAGGGGCCCGAACCACTTTGATAGTGGCTTGAAGTTCAGGAGCAGCCTTGGCGCCAAACAGGGGCTTGAATACCACTGAATTCAACACCACGTTGTCGGAAATCATCTTGTAATCGTTGAGCCCTGAGTAAGCAGTCTCTAGTTGATCGATAGTGGGGATCGGAGGTTCAGGTACAGTACCGGTCGTATCTTTGATCCAATTCTGGTATTCAGTATAATAGGTTTGTGTGACCACATAGAGATCGATAATGTTGGTAACACCAGGATCGATGATATTGGTCAAAGAACTATTGTGACGATACTGAAAATACAGGCTTTGTCTTCCTACCCTGCTGATGAAATCTTCACGTTGTACCAGTGTCCGCTGTGCGACACCATTGATAACAGCCACATCCAGTTCCCAGAAAGTTTCTTCTGTGGTGGCGTAGAAAATCTGACCATCTGCATATTCGGCTTTGACTAATTCTATGGAATCACGGGTGGCATAGGTAGTATTGACTACACCAGCAGCTACAGGCAAGTATCTTTCAAGATCATCAAAGTCAGTCTGGAGCTGGAAAAATACCAATTTAGTAGTAGGGTTGACATTGGGGGCCACGATGGTATCAAAGAAATCTGGATCATCGGCTATGCCGTCACCGTCGCTGTCAGTATAGCTGACTTCAACGACAGCGTCGTTGACCCAACCATCGCTTTCAGTGGGTTGGTCGATGATGTCAAGGGTCAACGATGATCCCAACGGTTCGCTGCTGTCGGGCTCACTGTTGGTTTTAAGAACTTTGATAAAATCATTGATCACTGATCCTGTCTTGGGATCGTACACTTCGCCATCGCCATCAAAATAGAATCGTGTTTCCAGCACACTGGCAAAATTGTAATCTAGACCACGATTGGTCACAGTATAGCTTACGCCATCAGTGACGAATTGTGTCAACCAACTGGCATCAAGATTGGTTCCTGCTGTGCTTTGTGCATTGGCAAGACTGAATGCAGCATCAGCAGCAAGATTGGTGCTGGTTATAAGGTACCATTCGGCTGTGAGATTATCGTAGCCCAAACCAAAATTACGGAACAGTTCAATCTGTTGGATCATGCTGGTCTGCAAGGATGTGGGCAACACTGTCACAAACTTAGGTATCACACTGGTGGCCAACGCCCCAGTGGGTATGAAATTATTGAGAGTGACTGGACCTTCGCCGTTTTCAAAATTGCCAAGACCAAAATTGGTACCTTCAAGATAGACCGACGTCACTGTGGCCCAGATCACCAGCTTGTCTCCAGGGGCACTGGTACCGGCTCCCAACACCAATCGGTTATTTTGATCGAAATGATAGCCAGCAGGAGGTTCGAACTTGATCAAACTGCCTTGAGTGATATATTTGGCATTGTTGGTGTTATATGAACCGATAGGTACCGGGGCCTGGCTGGTGATGTTGTAAAAATAACCCGAAGTCTCGTTGACCTGTGTGGTGCTTTGGTTCCATGCTAGGCCCAGCACTGCCAGATTGGGGCGCAGGAAGTTTTGATAGTAGAATTGCAACATGCTACGACCGCCTACTATAGGGGCTAGGCTGTTGTCGATTACATCTACTATGTCGTTGCGATTGATCCAATCAAAATAGAAAGTAGGCAGCACATTTTCTCTGTAGAGCATGCCATCTTCGGCGAAGATGTTGGTGCTGGAATACTTGCCGGTGATGTCAGTAAGGTCGATATAACGGCTGGTACCTACGCTGCTTCTTACAACAGCTTTGCTCTTGATGATGCTGTTGTATTGAGTGAAGGGAAAATTGTTGTAATCTTCTCCGTTGACCATCCTGTTTTGGGTATAGTAACGCGCAGGTGCACGTTGCTTGATCTCTTGGATAGATTCTCTTGCTTGTGCGTTGGACACTGGTGTGGTGATACCACAGGTCAACGAAAGAGTTTCTAATCTACCTGTACGGCTCACGTAAGAAATATTCAACAGCACTGCCTGCATCTCTTCGGGATTGATCACATACTGAAGACCGTTTGAAGCACGCACATACGCACGGAAGAAACCCACTGGAACTTCGGCAAATACACCGTCACCAAAGGTCAAAGTGATCTGATCGTTGGTCCTGCTGGTTATCGAATAAAGTTTGCGCTGATCTGGTGCCAGCTGTTCTACTGCACCAGCATAAACACTTTCTACAAAATCCCATTCGCTGGATATGCTGCCTACATCTGTGAGCTGATATAGCCAATGATCCTCTTGGTTACAGCCTTCCACATTGATGTTGACAGTACGGTTAGGCACTGCTTCTGCTAGATTGAAATCTTGATTCTGCAGCACACCTTGTTTGAACAAGAAGAAAAATCCTGTGTCGTCACTACCGAATCCCAACTGATCGTTACGATACAAGATGTTGAAACTGCCCGATGGTTGTGGAGCAGGTTCGTACACATAGTCTCTTCCTACACTGGTGCTGCTGACTGCTTCAAATGGCATAGAAACACCATCCACCACGCTTTCATAAGGAATCACCGGAAGAAAGCCCGGTACCAAGTTGATGGTATATTCTGAAGTGCGCACGCCCAGGATGGTTTGCTCATTGCCGGGTCGGCCAAATTTTTGGCTGTCAACTAAAGCAGCATTGATGATGGTGGTAAATTGCTCCAACCAGTTGGGATTGGTAGGATCATTCCAATCTATTGTGACATTGGAAAGATTGATACCATTGAAGTCCACGAGATTTTCTGTGGTGGCCACAGAAAATACTTTGAGGAATCCCTGTGCAGCAGTGTTGCGTTTGGGAGTATAGCTGACCAAGTTGGCCAAGCGCACCACTGAATCTCTACGTTCAGCAGTGTCTAGAAAATTTTCACGAGCGTTGAGATCGTTGCGGAAAGCCAGAGCCTGGCCCATGAAAGCCATGACGTCTAAGAGCGCCACGAACTCTGAACTTTCGATATAGTCGTTGAAAGTCTCAGGATAGTACAAGCGCAAATAATCTACAAAACTCTTGCGCAGTGTTTCAAAGTCGTAGCTTTGGAAGTCGGCTTCGCGGTAAGTCTGGTAAAGTCTTTTCCAGTCTTCCACTCCGAATATAGCGGTTTGTCGTGCAGTCTTGGCCATGGTGTCTCGCTCGTTAGAGTATTTATGGCAGCCAAAAACGGCAGAGTTTATACGAAAGTGGCTTGATTGCTGTTTTGATCAAAGAACGCAGTCAATCTCTCAGCGGTAGTGCTGCCGACTACCTGTACTTCGAGTTCGATCAGCACGCCATTGTCTCGAGGATACACATACGCATTGACAAGAGCCAACCGAGGATCGTTCGACACTACTCTAGCCAATTCTTGCAGTATCAGATCCTGCGTGGTCTGTGTTTGATTTTCAAAAACATACTGCCATATAGTAGTGCCATAGCCGGGTCTTCCAGGGAGACTGCCTTGTTGTATGTTAAGAGCATTGGCTAGATCACGTTTGATGAGATCAAAATCCACTAATGTGAATTTTTTGTTTTGATTGATAGTAGAAAATCCAATGAAGGTGGGCATATGAGTATTTACTTAGATCCTAAAACCACCCAGGGGCGGTAATCCACGACGAGCACGCTCGGCATTGATACGCTCGATTATCACAGGATCATCGCCTTCGTAGGTTAGAGCACTATCGGGCAATCCACTGTACAGCCCACTGCCGAAATCAGGAACCGGAACTTTGGGATTGTTGATTATAGACTCAAGAGCTTGATCTAAGCTACTGCGCGAAGTAGTATTGGTAAATCCACCCACACTTAACCCTGTATTGACTAGATCATTGAGCTTGGTATCTACTAGATTTACTGCATATTGTGCGTCTTTGGCTGTGGCATTGATCTGAATCGCTACATTGGACGGGGCTTGACCTTGTAGCCATTTGACCGTGTCATTGACACCAAATTTAGTAGCAGTCTGCACCAGGCTGCCCAGCGCCGCGGGATTTTCTTCACCGGTCACGACACCAGCATCTCGTAGTCCATTCAATGCTCCTACCATTAGACTATTTTGTGTGAGATCTTGTAGACTTTCATTGCCCAACAAATCACCAAGATTGTTGACGCCTTCACGACCGGACCATACCGACGGTGAACTCAGAACTGCAGTGAGATCAGCAGGATTTTGCAGGAATGTCTGCACTGTTCCGGGTTTGAGGAATCCACCTGCTTCTAACTGGTTGGCCGTAAATCCAAATTTTCCTATACCTGCTTCACTGATGGTATCAAATGATTGTCCAGTAGCTTGGGAAGCAGCGGCCATCAATCCTGTTACCTGAGGCAAATCTAAACTGCCTACTGCTATTGATGCAGGTGACTGAGTAAGGAATCCGTCTGCTGTCAAAGGATTACTGACCGACACATCAGCCAACGCGCCCAAAGTTGTGTTTACTGCTGCTGACAAAGGTACTGTCCCAGCAGGATCCAGGCTAGTGAGATTAGAGGTCCCTTGATTGTGATAAGGATAAGGTTCGTGTGTGGGAGCTCTGGTCACGATGGTCTTGAGTGACCCATACTCTACTGTCCACCCCACATTAGGTTGGAATGAAACATCAGCTAATTTAAGATCTGTAAGTCCGGTAGGCTTGTTGACAGGTTGTGCTGCACCGCTGTTGAGATTGATGCAACCGGCTTTGAGATTGAGGCCACCACCACCATCGAAGCTACCAGCACTAGTAGACTTCAATGCCAATGTTCCGTCGCTGCGCAGTCCCAGAGTATTTTTGCTGTATAAAGTGAGACTGCCTGTGCCCAACAGATCCAATGTGGCATCAGCTTCCATCTTGATAGTTTGTGCTTTGGCCAATATACTGCCACCAGCGTACATGTTGATATCTTTGTCGGCGTGAAGATTAATAGTACCTTGGGTGCGGATATTCACCGAATTGGTGCTGAACACATCCACTGTGCCTTGCTTGCCAAACTCCAACCAAGTCTGGCCATTGGCATGTATGATATAAAAACAATCACCATCATCACTCATAGTGATCTGATGACCTTTTGATGTGCGGATGCGGACGAGATTGTCTTGACCTTCAAGATCGCCATCATCCATGACGATACTGTGTCCACCACGGCGGGCGATAATTTTAACGTCCTGTGGTTTTATTTGTCCGCTGTTTAGTTGTGTCTGTATATCAGAATCGCTGAGACCGCCTTGGTAGATAGCACGACCCGGAGTACTCATGCCAAAAACTGCGCTAGGACTTTCTCTCTGAGCATTGCTGGTTATCGGTCCTCTGATGGTATCAGTAATGAGACCTTGCTGGAACATGATACCAGCCACAACTGAATGTATTGGTTTGTTTTGTCCAAAAAATCTTGGATTTTCAGAAATAGCTTCATTCTGGCCGTTGATTTCTGTCACAGGTAACTGCGTGGCAGAAGACAGATAATCATCTTGTCCTCGGCTGTCTAACACATAATTAGATGAGGCGCCCACAGCTGGCAGCATGTGATTGACACCCGGATCAGGGATACATCCTATGTAATAACCTTGGTTTGGGTCGCCCTCAACGAAAAAACAGATCACCCGGGTGCCAAGATCGGGTGGTGTAAACCACATACCATAACTTTGTGGATTACCAGTGAAGGTACCGGGCCCATCTCCGGCAGATCCGCCGCCCTGTGTCGTACCATAAAAAGGTGGTATGTAACTGACTGTACGCCATAAGGTTTCATCTTCTTCCTTGCCGCCAGAAAACTGTTCGATATAGACTCGTAGTCGGCCAGCACGTATGGGGTCAATGTTGTCTTTGACTGTGCCGATAAAAGGACCAAATTCCGCAGGCATGCCCCCGCGATCAAACTTGTAACCTTGTCCACGTCCTTTGGTTCGTGTTACACTTTCAGGCATTATCCATTTTCCTTCTTGAGCTGCTGTGACGGGAAGTTGGTCACAGGATTATTGGTCTGTTGCTGGCGCACTGCCAACGCAGCTGATGCGGTGTTGTAGACACCCACACCAATCTGGCCAGAATTATAAAGTTGATTCAATTGATTTTGTGATGTGGCTGTCACGTTCTGGCCCGCGGTGGTGACTACCTGCACTGATGGTGGGCCCAATGCCGATCCAAATGCCGTGGTTCCTGACAGCGGAGTACTGTTTTGCACAGTGGTGGCAGCAGGGCCCACTGCCTGTGTACCACTGGTGGGCGGCGATGCCGGAGACGCTGGTAAAGTGCGTGCAGTGGCAGCATCATCTGATGGTACAGTCTGAGGAACAAGACTGGCCCGGTTATCG